GACCATGGTTGTCCCTCGTTCTTCTCGAACCGAGCCTAATCCTCGTGAGGAGATACCGAGTGTGACACCTGATTGTGCTAGGTTCTTTAGAATGTTGCCTGATGGAGTGTCAAGAACCTCGACCTTGCCCATAAGTGCAGGGCCATCCCACCACATGTCTGTGACAAGATGAGACGCATTCTTTAAATTGATAACGGAGTCATCAGGGTGGTCTAGTTCACCAAGGGCACGACGCTCTTTTACAAGTTTCCAATAGTTTTCTATTTCTCGCTGGAGTATCTTTTTAGAATAAACGCGACCATTGCCGTTTGGCGTGTCGTACTTCTGCATGCAACCGGTCATGTAAAACTTCTTGCCATCAGCAACAAGTTTCTTTTCTGCCTCGGTTAAGAAGTCTTGGCAAATGCCTCCATCACAGAGGGCGTAATATTCTCGTAAAAGTGTTTTTCCCATGGTTGTTTCCTATTACTCTCTTGGAAGAGCCTTTGCTTTTACTGAAATCTCTCTTGCCAAGGCAGCGATGCGCTCAAGTTGTTCAACGATGGCGTCTGCTGATGCTCCGTCCATGACCATCTTAATGACCGACCTGCTAATCAGATCGCTAATCATGTTGGCTCGGCTTTCGATCTTGGTCGCTGGAGAATATTCCTTGTCGAACTCTTCCTTGATAATCTGCTTTAGTTGTGCCTTGGTAATTTTCATAACTTTTCTCCCCTTATGTAGGCATCTAGTGCATTTTTCAAGCTTCTCATCGCCGAATCGAAAGCCTCAAACTGCCCAGAGGGGTCATCTTTGTACGCATCTATTACCCTTTTCAGCTCGTCAGCATCCACTATCCGCGTGGCGCCGGCACTTGGGCGCATCCAATCTACACCGTGAGCCTTAAGCAGTCCGATAAGATGTTCGGAAGCGCCAAAGAACTCTTTGCTTCCGGGCATATAGTCTGTTTGCATGTTTACAAGCCGGTTAACCAGATGACTCATCTCTTGGGCGGTCTTGAGCTTGCCCACAAAATCGCGCCCTACCTGTCTAAACATATCTCCTATCCCTTCGCGAGTTATAGCGCTGTTTTCAGACAAGACTGTTTCAAGCTCTTCCTTGATAAGTTGTCTAAGTTGTGATTTAGTAATCTTCATGGTTTGTGTTTCCTAAGTGTTTGGCGGGCGCAACCCGCCCGAGCTAAGAGCCGCTGCAACAACGGCGAACTTCTGGAATGTTTCTACGTCGCATTGTTATACTCCTTGGTTATTATTTGCCTTTATAAAGCAACCGCTCAACGGCTGACCTTATTAGCTCCTCTTGAACCCCATCTTGTCTACTAAAAACTCCAGAGAATCTTTATCAAGCGTTCCGCCGAGGGCTATCTCTTTGCCCTTAAGAGCAAATCTGACCTCGAACTCTCCATCGGTCACGTCAGCAGATATCCTTGCCTTAACACCATCAACAGCGAAATCAGTGCCTCGCACGCGGTCGTTCGATGTGTCTCTCTTGCCAAATCCAAAAATTTCATCCAGATTCTGTGAATCCATCTCTTCTTTAATGATCTTCTTAAGTTGTGTCTTTGTGATTTTCATTTTAGTCTGCTCCTTTTGTTATTCTGAGACCTTCGTCATTGACCACCATAGAAAGCAAATAAGAGACGCCAGAGCCAATCCAGCCACAAATAAAGAAGTTTGCTACGGTGTAGTCAAAAGTAAATAGTTCTGTCCAAGCGTTTATGCTGAACAAAAACCAGCCGGCGTGGAAGCCAAAGCAAAGCGTGCAGTTGAACAACTTGCCAAAACCCCAAAGCCAGTCTTTGCTTGGGCGGATCCTGTTAAAAATGCTCGCATAGACGACAAGGTAAGTCAAGCCGTAGCAAGCAAGCGAAAACCAAAGTAAGTCCATAATAACCTCTCAATAAGTGTAGGACTGCCAGTAAGGACCGTAGGTGTAGCCTGGACGGAGTGTTCCCTTTGTTTCTTCGTGTGGAACCTCGCCCAACTCTGTTGACTCCTTCTCGTCAGGATCAACAAAGTGCTCAACCTCCATTTCCTCAAACTTCTCAACAAACTCAAAGTAAGGACGCTCGGAATCGATCCACTCTGAAATGTTTAGAATAGTCATGTTTGGAACATTGAGTTCGTTAGACTGCAAAAGCATTCCTTCCATTGAACCATAGACGGAGCCACCTTGGACGGTTGCTGGGTCAACGAGGCCCTTTTCTGTAAGGTAGGCGAATAGTCTATCCTGTGCTCCATAGACCATCTCGGACATTAGATCTTTAGAAAGAGCGAGAACCTTGTTCTTCTCCACCATAACAACAATGTCAATGTCGGAGTGGTCCTTGATGTAATAATCACCATTGGCCGTCTTGGAAATGTTAAGTTTGATCTCCGCAACCTTTGGTGCGGGCTGTGGTGGAGCCTCTCTCTTTCCTCCACCGATGGTGATTTTAATAGCCATTAGTCAACAAGCTCCTTGACAAGTTGCTGGACCTGCATGACCTTGTGGACAAGGGTTTGGTCGATCTTCTTTGTTTGGAACTTGTTTAGGGCCTCGGACACAAGGTTCATCTTTTCAGAGAGTTCCCTGTCGTCTTGGAAGATCTCTTTGTTTCTTGCCTCGGACACCTCTTCTTTGAGGCGGCCGATCTCTTCGTTTAGATAAACACGGAACTCTGTTGCTCTGTTGCCTGTGCAAACAATAAACTTGTTTATTAGGTTCTTTTGTTCAGTTAAGAGTTCGCCGTCGTACTTTGTGTTGAAGTTCTCAATAACTTTCTTGTAGACCAACTTGTCCATGTGTGGCATTTCTGTCTTTGCCGCGACAGCCTTCGGCCTGGAAGTTAGCGAGCCAATGACGGCTCTTTCAAGGAGAACGCGGCTCTTAACCGGAACCTTCTCGGAGAAGATCTGGTGGATGGTAGCGAGGTGCTTGTAGTTTGGAACAAAGTTAGAAAAGACATCAGTGCCAATAACCTTGTTGATGCGACTGATCATGGCGGACTGCTCGTTAAAGATCTGCTTCTTGTTCAACTTTGAATACTCTGCCTTAGCCTCGTTTAGAAGACGCTCGGCTGTAAAGAGGTCAAGATGCTTTGTTTCAGAGAGGGTCTTGATCAGATCGAGTTCATTGCGAAGCGGCTTGCCTGGGGCAAAATACTCTTTCATAGTCAACATCAACTCTTCTTTGAGTTCCTTGTTGCCATGAACAATAGACTTAGTTAGTTCCTTGACTAAGGCTTCATAAAGAAAAGCAGTGTTTCTCTTTTTATTATGCTTAAGCTTCATTCTTGGTCTTCTCCATGTGTTCGATTAAAGTGTTGAGTTCCCACTTAGTCAAGTGTATCATATTTTCCTCATTGTGGAAAGGGTCATTGTAAATAGTTTCCTTACCCTCAAACATTCCCTTTGAGATCTCACCAAGGCCGCCATGGCCAGTCATTCCTGGCATCTTGTAGCGGGCGTCAGTTGCGTAGTTAGTTCCGGCAACAGAGTTATAACTTCTTTCCCTTGCTCCTTGGCCTCTACGGTCCCTGTTCTTCTTCACCGGGTAGTAGGCTTTCCCTTTGCTTACAGAGGACGGCTTGTCCTCTCTGCGGCCTGGTGCTGCGAGGAGGACATCATCATCACCGCCGCCTTCGTCGCCGCCACCAAGGTCTCCTCCGAGGTCACCCCCAATGTCTTCACCTCCGCCAAGATCCTCGCCACCGCCAAGGTCTTCTCCACCAAGGTCTTCGCCTCCGAGTTCTTCGTCCCCTCCGAGACCTCCACCGCCACCGAAGGCGGCTGCTGTCTCTTCTTGGACCTTCTCGGCGACTGCTGCGAGTTGTGAATCAAACTTGCGGTCGTAGAAGATCTCGCGCTGACAACGAAGGAACTCGTCGTGGGACATGTTGAATAGTTTCTCGGCAACCCAACGACGGGAGAAGAAGCCTTCTGTGGCCGCACCTGCGACGGAGAACTTCTTGTCCCAGTGTTCTAACTCTTGTAGTTCCGAGATCTTGGATGGGTTGTTGAGAGCGAGTGAGAAACTTAAAAGATCGTCGCCTCGGTAGCCCAATGTGTAAAGGTGAACAATGCCCATCTTCTCTAGTTCTGAAACAACTGGACGCTGAAGGCGCTGGATAGTTCTTGCAAAACGAACGTCCTTCTGGGCGAGCGTTGTCTTGTCTTCGTCAGCACCCTCGGCATTGGTTAGGTAAGACGCTGGGATCTTGAGGGCGGAGAACAACTTGTCGCGGAGATACTTAACATCGTCAATGTCGCCCGTGAAAGTTCCGCCTGGAAGGGAAGCAATGTCTGTCTTGCTTTCACCTCGGACGGGGATGTAGTAGTCTTCCTCAACAGAAAGAGGGTTGTAGCGAAGATCAACGCGCCCGGTGCTTTCGTCAACAATAGTGTTTCTCTTCATAGAAGAGATGACCTTTTGCATGTATTGTTCCACCTCATTTGGCGGGATCTGCCCAACATCAACCTTCACAACACGACGCTCAGGCGAACGAACAATACGGTAGGCCATCATTGCATCTTCCATTAGAATAAGTTGGCGGAATATTCGCCGTGCAGGCTCAAGAACGGAGGTTCCATAAGGAGCATACTTGTCGTTTCCAAGGATGCGGAAGTGAGCAACCTGCCAGTTTTCAAGCGTTAGGCCGGCTGTGTTCCACTGGTATTGCACATAGTTGGGGTTTGTTTCGTCCTCGCCTTCCAGGCGCTCCACCTCGTTAGAAGGCATGCCAATAACTGACTTGATGCCAAACTTTTCGTCAATATCAAGATATGCAAAATAATCACCATACTTACACATTGAACGACACCAGCCAAAGAGGTTGTGCTCTACGTTTAGGATGTTGTGGTAAAGTGAGTCAAGAACTGCTTTGATCTCCTCGTTAGAACAACGGATATTAAGCATCGGCTGAAGACCGGAGTGCGTGGTCATTTCATCAGCGTAAATGTCAAGGGCAGAGGCGATCTCTGGAGTATATTCCATCTGGTCAAAATCCACATAACGCTCAACGCGGTTGTGGGCGTTCATAATGCCTAACTGGAGGTTGTAGTTATTGGCTGACTTAGCGGTCTTGAACTCCTGACCACTGGCAGAACGAAAGCGGCTTTGATACTTGTCTAACTGATATCTACGGAGCCGGCGCCCTGTCTGTGTCCTACGGTTGACGAGAGGACCGGAGAAGACCCTGGTTAACGCCTTGAATAGATCAGACTGTGGGTTTCTTGTATTTGAGCTGTTTGCTCGCTTTGTTCTTCTGTTTCGTCTAGCCATTTATTTTATCCCTTGATAAGCCAAATAAAGTCTTTTTGCTGTTGCATTTCTTTCTTTGCATTGTCGCTCCAAACGCCTTGTTGGTGACCAGTCATTCCTGGGATGCTTGTATGGAGCCTCGTAGAGTTTAGCCTCATTGAAGAGACCATTGCTTTTTTGTATTCTAGATCCTTTTTGCTAACCGTAAGTGCCGTGTCCCTGACCCAACAACCGATCGCAAGAGCCATAACAAGGTCGTCGTGGTAAGAACGCATTGCCTCTGCTCGGTTATTGTTCCAGATAAAAGTTTTGAATTCGTTTGCTAGTCGTGTTGAGTATGTAGTAATTAGTTTGTTTCTAATGAACTCTTCCATTTTCGCAACGATGAGAGGTCTGGTCTTGGAAGAGGTTGTAAACCCCGGAACCGAATTGTTTACAGACTGCGCCCTAACTGGGTCGATGAACTCGTGAGTGCCCTTTATTGAGTAGTATATGTTAGGATAACCTTTTTGCTGCAACTTTTCAAGTATAGAAATGCCTAAACTGTTATTTTCCACCACCAAAAGACAATTGCCAAATTCTCTGCCTGTGCTATCAAGTATGGTAGCATACTCTTCCAAGTTTGGTTTTCCTTGATATTCACCCACAACCTCCATAGTTTCTAGTTTTATTATGTGAAAAACAGAATAGTCTGCTCCATCTCCACGAGCAACGTCCGCAACCATTAGATAGGTTGCTTGTGGATCGTATTGCTCCCATAGCCAGAAGTTCCTATCAAAGCCGGTTCTGTATTTTGGCTCACAGATCTCAGAAACAATCCTTTCAAGGTCATCCGAATGGATAACTGTTTCGCCAGAAGCGTTGAAGTTGCACTCTAACTCCTGTGCAATCTGCCTGCGAGACATGTTTCTTGTCTCTTTCTCAAACCACTCTTGATCTCGATCGGGGTGAACGCTCCAAGGAAGGTTCACTGGGTGGAAGTCGTTTACATTTTGTTCTGCCTCAACATAGGTTTTGTGGAACCAGTTTCCAACACCGTTCGGGGTAGAGAGGGCGATACAGCGACCACCAGTAGATAGGGTAGGATAAAGACCTGTCCAGAGGTCTTCTAGGCCCTCTACGTGAGCGGCCTCGTCAATAACCAGGAGTGAGAGTGCCTCGGAACGGCCGGCGTCCCCAGAGGTCGATGCAGCCTTTACCTCGGAACCGTTTGTAAGAACAAAAGACGTTCGGTTGTCGATCTTGATCTGTGC